TGAGTCGCAGTTCCTTTATGGTTGTTTTGGACAATTACCATTAAAGGCGCTGCGGCTTTTTTATTCAAGTGTTCGGTTTAATTTTACAATCTACCAAGTATTCAGTTCGTTGAAAGACTCGCTGAAAGATTTAATCGCACCATTTACCCACGCTGGAGATAAAGGTGGACCAATACAAGCCGTTGTCGAAAAATTAGATGGTATCAGCCAGTGGTTTATCGCTAATAAGAAAGTGTTCACCGATATTGCCGGTGTAATCGGTAAGGTTTTAGGTGCTGCATTTGTTGCTCTTGGTGCCATTATTCGTGGAACGTTTGAGCTGATTGTGCCTCTGGTTAAACCGACATTTAACATATTAGTGGCAATCGTCAAAGGTACGTTAGGGGTTATCTCTGGCTTGTTTAGGGCTCTCGGTAGCACCATTGCGCTTATCCTAGATGTTATTACTGGTAATTGGAAAAACGTCGGAAAGGACATCAAGGGAATTATCAGCGGATTAAGCAAGATAGTTACTAGCATTTTGAAGGCTATGGTAAGCGCTGTTGGTAATATTTTCCACGGGTTGGTGAAAGTCATTGATAAGGCTCTATGGGGTCTTGGTGCTGGGACTAAACCATTAGAAAGCTTCGCAAAAACTGTTAAAAAAATCTTTAGAGGTATTGTAAATTGGTTTAAAAAAGACTGGAAAGAAATACTTTTGCTTATTGTTAATCCTTTCGCTGGAGCATTTGCGTTGGTATATAAGCATAATGATAAGTTTAGGAAAGCCGTTAATCAGTTAGTAAAAGATGTTATTAACTTCTTTAAAAATATGGGTAGATCTATAGCTGATGTATTCAATGGTATTTTCAAATCTGTAAACAAATCATACGATGCAATAAAAGATTTTATTTATGACACGTCTAATGGAATTTATAAGTCGTGGAAAAAAACATGGAACAATATTTTTGACTTTTTTGGTGACACTTGGAACGGAATGAAAAAGTTCGGTTCTAAAGCCATCAACAGTCTGAAAGAAACTTTTGATGATGTACTCGGGAAAATAGGAAAATCATTCAGTAACACGTGGGACGGAATCAAAAGTGGCTTTGGTAGCATGTGGGACGGTATGAAAGATTTAGCTGGTAAAGGTATCAACGCTGTTATCAAAATTCCTAACGCTGGTATAGATGGCATCAATGGTTTGATTCATGACTTTGGTGGACCCAAAAACGCATTGGGTAAAATACCAAAGGTTAAGTTTGCCAATGGTACTGGTGTGATTAATCAGCTTACACATGCTATCTTAAATGATGGCAATGATAGCCCTGAAACGGGTAACAAAGAAACACTAATACACCCTAATGGCAAAATGGAAATAGTTCAGGGTAGAAATACCGAACGTCTATTATTGCCGGGAACAGAGGTATTAAACGCTTCGGAAACTGCCATGCTAATGGGTATGAGTGGCGTTAAGCACTTTGCCAACGGAACGGGTTTCTTAGGTTCTATTTGGGACGGCGTACAAGATGTTGCTGGAACGGTTGGTAATGTCGCTAGTTCAGCATGGGATGGGATCAAAAACGCTACTGAAAAGTACACCAAGATGTTTGATTTCATCACGAATGCAGTTGCTCACCCAGTTAAAACCTTGGAGAATGTATTCAATCCTAAAAGCAGTAGCAAACTAGGTAACATGATGGGCGGATTGGCTACTGGGTCATTTAAACACGTTAAAAACCAGGCTACAGATTGGTGGAAGTCGCTATGGAGTCTCGCTGGTGATGAAGCTAGTGGCGGAGGTGGTGCATCTGAACTTTTGTCTAACGCTGTGAAATACGGAACTGGTAAACCTTATGTATGGGGTGCGACGGGACCGGATAGCTTTGATTGTTCTGGATTAGTTCAGTACGCATTGAAACAGATGGGTAAGTCATTTCCTCATTACTCAGGAGATCAATTTAACGCATCTAATTCAGTTGGAAGCCCTAAGTCTGGTGATTTAGCATTCTTTGGTGGCGGAGGTTCTCAGCACGTTGGTATTTATGCTGGTAACGGTAAAATGTTTAGTGCGATGTCACCGTCTTCAAACCCTAACATAGGTTATGCAAACGTTAGTAATTGGTCTGAAAAGTTAGCAGGTTATCACAGAGTTCCTGGATTAAAGTCAGATGATGAGAAAAAATCTAGCGGAAATTCAATGACTAGCCTAATCAGATCACAAGTAGGGGGCATGTTTGACTGGATTAAAAAGTTTATCGCTCCTACTCAGCAGAGTTCAAGTGAACCCGCTGGCGATGGTGTAAGTAGATGGACGAGTGATGTTAAGAAAGCATTATCTAAATTAGGATTGTCTAGCAGTTCATCAATGGTCAATAAGGTATTGAAGCAGATTCAAACTGAATCAGGTGGTAATGCTAAAGCTATTGGTGGTAACGACGGCCTAGCAGATGGTAATGCTACAGGTTTGATGCAAGTTAAACCTGGAACATTCAAGGCATATGCAGTAGACGGTCACAATAACATCATGAATGGTTATGACAATATCTTGGCTGGTTTGAATTACGCTAAGCATCGTTATGGTAGCGATTTATCATTCCTAGGGCAGGGTCATGGATACGCAAATGGTGGACGTACAAACGGTATTGGCGTTGTTGGAGAAGTTCAAGGTGAAGATGAATGGGTTACTAACCCAAATCGCTCTACGGCTGATACAAACATCATTGGCTCAATCAAAGAAACAGCTCAAAAGCAACCTAATAGCTTCGCTGCTAAATTAGCCGGAGTTATTAATGGTGCAAAGAGTGGTATGCAAGCAATTACATCTCAACAACCAATCATAGCCGGTTCATCTGCTATGCAATCAACTAATGGTGGTATTGATTTGAGTGGCGACGTTCATATGACGGTGCAATTAGATAGCGGTGAAATTGCCCGTGCTACCTATCCCAAAATCAAGGTACTACAAAACCAAGAAATTCAGATGAAAGGACAAGTGACGGGTAATACTTATGTCTACTAATTATAAGGGCTCAATCATAATTCAAAGACGTGATGGTACAACGTACGACCTTGAAAAAGAAGGCATACACATCGTAACATTTGATCCACCTTCAGCTAACTTTCAACACACTTACACGCAAATTGGTAGGTATGGTGCCGAACTGTCTGATAGTCAGATTCAACAAACTACCATACCCTTAACATTTGATGTGTATGCTCGAGACAACTACGATTACGAATTACAAAGGCTCAAAGTGCTACGGATATTTAGTAGTACGGAGCCTTTTTATGTTATCAATATGCGTACACCGTTTTTGAGATGGAAAGTGGTTGCTGAGTCATTTACCTATCCACGATTAGGGAATTTTTGGAAAGCCAAAAGCGTAGCGATTAATCTAGTTTGCTATGACGGATTAGCTGAAAGTACAGCTACAACATTAGATCCATTTACTTTTGATGGTGGAACCTATGGCATTGGAATGGGTATACCATTCGATACACCAAAGTATACGTTCACCAATCAAACTAAATTTAATTTCTACAATCCGTCAATCATACCGTTATTGGCTAGTGAACGACCAGTTACTGTCACTTTCAAAGGTAACGTAGCTAGTTCATTGACTATTAAAAACACAACCACTGGCCAATCGTTTACGTATAAGAAGTCATTGAATAATAACCAACAACTAGACATTATCGGATTAATTCCGATGGTAGATGGTACGCAAAGGTTTGGGAATGATTACTCTGACCGCAGCTTTGTTGATTATGCAATCGGTAATAATGCTATTGAAATTGTTGGTTCAACTGATTTCACTATTTCATTTAAAACGAGGTTCTACTACTAATGTCTAATGTTATATATGTAAAACAAATATCGGTCGATGAAACGCCAGCAATCGTTTATAACCTTTCAATTACAGAAAGTTTAAACGAATTAAGTACTGTCTCATTCACATTAGATGATAGTGTTCAAAATAAAGCTGCAACACTGATGATGTCACCACAGACAATGGTATTAGTTCCCGAAACAGGTCAGTGGTTTAGGTTGACGACCGTTAATCCAATTTCATTGGGTAACACAAGGTCATATCAAGTTGCCGGTGTTCATGTTGGTACAGACTTGCACGATAAGTACGTTGAAGGTAGATTGTCAAACACGCAAAGCTTGGACGCTTGTATGAAATATATTACTGATGGAACAGCGTTCAAGTATGTTACTCATGATACATTCAGCAATTATTCATTTAGCGATGGCTTTGGTGGTGACTTTGCAGATAGTTTGTTTATGAACACGTTAAAAGATGACTTTGGGTTTGAATTTTATTTTGATAATTGGACTATTCATATTTACAAAAAAATAGGTCAAAGCGATCGGTTTGTGTTTATTGACGGTTATAACGCTCACAAAATATCTTGGACAGAAGATTACAGTAACATTCGCACCAAAATAAAAGGATTAGGGAAACAAAACGATGATGGTGGTTATGCGGCTACCGCAGAATACACTAGTCCTAACGCTTCTATTTGGGGTGTGAAACAAGCTGCAACTGTTCAAGATGATAGGTTTACGGATTCCAACTCTCTCAGCAACTACATCAAAGGTCAATTACAAGATTATCCAATTATTCAATACACAATGGAACGTGCTGAGTTCGAACACGGAGCAAAACTATCAGACATAAATAGTATCAAAATGGGTAACTCGGGTCTATTAAAAGATAGATTAGGCGTTGACGTTGATACTAGAATTGTCGGAATGACCTATTACCCACAAGATAGCAAGCAGACCGATACTATTACATTTGGGAATAAGATATTTGATTCTGCTCATAACTGGGCTAGACAACAAAGGGCAAAAGACACCAACGAACATATCGGAAAGTCGGTTAAGCAGTTAACACAAGATATTACATCAATGATGAATAATGGTGTTTGGTATATATGGAGTTAATATGACAGATTGGAATAATAAAAGACCCGGAATAGTAGAAAACGTTAGCGCATTAGGAATAGGGAAAGCTATTTATGCAGCCCCTGACGGCAACAAAGAAACTGCAAGGTTGCTGATTGCTGCTGACGGTTTTCATTTTAAGTCTACCGACTTTGATGACTTAGTTTTACCTAACTTGTTTTTTGAATCGCCAAAAGGTACAAAATACGATTTGTCGTTCGATGATGATGGTGCATTACTAAT